GGCTCGCTGGCGCTGGTGCTACCCATCACGTAATCAAACTCCATGCATATTTATGGGGTTCAGCGGGCGTTAGCAATCCTGATGGGGTCGGCACTTACAGTGAACAAATTGTGATCTCGGACAACGATGTGGTTGGTGGCAGCGAAGCCTGGACCATCGCTATTGGGCCGCAAGATGGCGGTAGCGATGAGCGCGTGCGCAACGTGATCTACGAGCGAAACATGAACAATGGAGCATCGGCTAACCAAGTTCAGGTCATAGTATGGGCGTCCGAAATAACGGCGCGCAATAATCTGCTTAACGTAAGTGCGATGGCAGCTAAGCAAGGCATCATTATTTCTCGGAGAGGCATAGAACCCGCATCTGATCTGTGCCGCGTTCTCGCTAACACATTCTATAGCTCGGCGTCGGACAACGATTTCATCGCGGTCGAACTTGGTTCGAGCGTTACGAACATCACGGTTAAAAATAATCTCGGATATGCGCCGAGTGATTCAAACCACGTTCTATTGAATGGCACGGGAGCTTCAGGTCTCAGCGCGTCGAATAATTCCTCAACTGCGCAAGTAGGAGCCACATCGCCAAACTTTACCAGCGGCTCACCAGTCAATCCTGTCGACTTCCAAATCACCGCGGGCAGTTATGCTATTGGCGCGGGCGTAGATACAGCAAAGGTCTGGGACGACTTCTTCGGCAGCATCCGTGACTGGTCTACCCCTAACACCGACATCGGCTTCCACGCCTTCACCCAGGGCGAGCTGCCGGGTGGCAACGGCGGCGGGGCGCCGTTCAAGCCGCAGTTCGCGGCTAACGCGCAAGGAGGTTTGATCCGATGAAGAAGAATGTCGCGGGCCAGTCGGTCGGGGCGCAGATGATCGACCTAGACGGAAGTGGAAATGAGGGATCGGACCCCGTGCTCGTCTACGTGACGAAGGATGGCGGCGCGATGGCGCTCGGCTCCGTCGGCGGGGGCGGGGCGACTCACGAGGGGCACGGGTATTACTCCTACGCCCCGGCGCAGGCGGAGACGAATGCGAACCATGTCGCGTTCACGTTTGTTGGCGCTGGTGCTATTCCGGTCACGGTCCAGGTCTATCCCGAGGCGTTCCCAGCGACCGGGGACGCCTACGATCTTCTCGCCTCGCTTCTCGGAACGGACGGGCTCCTCAACGTCAACGTCCAGGCGTTCCAGGGCCGCTCCGACGTGGTCAGGAAGATGGTCCGGCTCGCGAAGGGAATCGTCGAGGTCACGGTCGGGGCAGGTTCGACTACTACGATTGTTCAGCCCGCGAACCTCGCGCCTGATTCCGTGACCGATGGCCAGTTCAACGGGAAAATCCTCACGTTCGAGGATGACACGATCACGGAAGGGCTGCGCGCCCAATCTACGAACATCACCGGAGCCTCAGCGACTGGTGGCTTGACCGTCACCGCGTTGACCCATGCCCCGGTTGCGGGCGATGAGGCGACGATAAGCTGACGCCATGACCATAGGCATCACCGGCGTAACGGAATCGGTCCGGACCGCGACGACCGACCCGTACACGTTCACGGCAACTTCGCCGGGGACGCCGAAGGGTGTTCTTCTTCTTGCCGCGCACGGGACGGAGAACACGGACCTCATCACCGGGACGGTGAGCTTCGGCGGAGTAGCTCTTGCCCGAGTCGCGACGGCGACGGACGACACGACGGAGGCGGGGCGGGTCTACGCCTACTTCGTCGGGACCGGGCTCTCCGGGCTCTCGGGCGATCAGACCGTATCGGTAGATCTCGCGAGCGCGACGGCGACGGACATCCAGTTCGTCTGCGTCGCGCTCTCCGGAGCCTCGGACCTCGCGGTCAAGACCAGCAGCACGCTCTCGAACAACCAAGCGGATCCGCGCGTCACGCTTGACTACGCGGGCGAGACCGCCCTCGCCTTCTCCGTGCTCTACTCGGGGCTTCCACACCCGCTCTCGAATGTCGGCCCGCTCCCGAGGATGACCGCGCTTCACGATCACGATTTCGGCGCGTTCTGCTCCCGGATGGACCGCCAGACGAACGCGTCGCAGAACCAGTTCCTGATCGGCTACGTCTCCGCAACGGACGACGTTGCCTTCGTTGCGCTCGCGATCAAGGAGTCGATCACGCAGCAGACGCCGAACACGGCGACGATTGCGGCGGGGATCGAATTCTCCGCGACACCTAAGACCGTAACTCTCGGAGCGTTCATCTACCCGTGGATGGTGTTGGATGATTACACCGTCACGCCGGAATTGGCGCTTGAAACAGGGGCGGTACAGAACTCGAAGACCGTAACTCTTGATGCTGCCATCGAACGCGCTGTAACTGAAACGACCACGTTAAATGCGGCGGTCGAAAGTGTAGCGTCCCACAGCGCGACGCTCGAAGCAGCGGTCGCCGAAGCTCAGACGCGGACCGTCACCCTCGATTCGCAAGTGCAGGGCGCGGCGACCGTAACGGCCACATTTGACGCTGCGGTCGAGTTGGCGCGGGAAATTGTTACAACGCTCGATGCGAGCGTCAACGCCGGGTCGCAGGTCACGACGACGATGGACGCCGCGGTGCGTCGTGCACTCGAAGCAATGGCGACGATTGACGCGGCGACGGTAGCAGCCACTTCCGCGAGCGCGACCTTTGACTCCGCAATCGCGACACGCCGGACCGGAATCGCTATCCTTGACGCCCGGATTTCGCCGTGGGCGCCGTTCGACATCTATTCTGTAACACCGGAATTGACGCTATCCGGCGCGGCGATGTCCGCAGCCGCGACGTTGGACGCAGCAATCCAAGAGGCGCGGACAGCGAGCGCGACATTCTTGGCTGCGGTAGAAGCGCAGCGCGACGCAGCCGCCACGCTCGATGCTGCGGTAGAGGTGGCGCGCACCGTTACCGGCACCGTGGACGGAGCAGTGGAGGTGGCGCGAAGCGAAAGCGCAACGCTCGACGCGAACGTATCCACGGCAAGCGAACTCGCGGCGACCATTGATGCGGCGATAAGAGCGGCGAATGCGGCAACTGCTTCCCTTGATGCCGCAATCCACCTTGCGCGATCACTGACCGCTACGCTAGATGCGGCGGTCGCAGTTGAATGGACTGCGACGGCGATTCAGGACGCGGTCATTCGGTCCGCCCAGACGCTCACGGCCACGCTTGACGCGCTGATCGAGGCGGCTGGCGCATGGCTGCCGCTTGATGCCTACACCATCACGCCGGAACTTACCCTCGGCGCGGGGCAGCAATCGCTCACCGCAACACTCGATGCCGCTGTCCGTGCCGCCCGCTCAGCTTCCGCAACGCTCAACGCGCAAATCACGGAGGAGGGCGGGCCGCATCCGGTGGGCATGCTCACGCGACCGTTCCTGTTCGGTGGCTGGCGGCGGCACGGTGACTATTCCGGCAAGACGCAGGTTCACGAGATCGAGTCCATTCTCGACGCGGCGATAGCAATCGCACGCTCCACGGCTGCGACGGTAGATGCAGCGATCCGCGTCGCTGCGAATCGGACTACCACTCTTGACGCCGCAGTTGCCACCGCCATATCCGAGTCTGCGACGCTCGATGCTGCGATAGAAGCCGCGCGCACAGCGTCGGTCACGCTCGATGCGGCGATCCGCGCCGCCGAGAGCGAGACGGCCACACTCTCGGCCTTCGTCGCGGAGATCGGGGAGATGTCCCAGATCGCGAGCCTTGATGCCGCGATCCAAGCAAGCCGCTCGGTTGCCGCGACCCTCGACGCGCTGGTATCCTCCGCCACGGAGCGGGCGGCTACGATAGACGCGGCGATCCGCGCGACGAACTCGCGGAATGCGAGCACCGATGCAGCGGTTCGAGTCGGTAACTTCGCTCTCGCGACCGTTTCCGCTGTCGTTGCGCTTCCGAACGCGATAGCCGTAACTCTCGATACGGTGCTGCTCGCGCAGCTTTCGGCGTCCTCCGACCTCTCGGCGGCCGTCCGCTTCGGGTTAAGTGCATCCGCATCGCTTGAGGCATGGATTTCGACCGTGGCAACGGCTGAACATGACGCAAGGGGTAAAATACTCCTGGAGCGTGACCTTGACGAAGCACAGATGGACTTCGAGCACAGCGCGCCGCCATCGGGCGACGCGATGGACTTTTGAGGTGATGTGATGGCCGAACTGACGAACGCGGAAAAGCTCGCCGAGGCCGAAACGGCGCTCCATTCGCTCCTGACCGGGAAGCGTGTGGTTACGGTGGGCTACGACGATCGGCGGCTCACGTTCTATCCAGGGGACATCGACAAGCTCCGACAATATATCGCGGAGTTGAAGGCGCTCGTTGATCCCACGACGTATCAGAGGCGTCCATTCAGGGTGATTTGGTGAACCCGCGCTCCCAGTTTCCGGTGCTGCTCGATCAATACGCGCGACCGATGGCGCGCACGGCGCACGAGGGGGCGTCACGCCAGAGCCAGGAACTTGCATCGTGGAATGCCGGTTCCTATTCCGCTGACTCCGCGCTGCTCCCAGAATTGGAGATTCTGCGGGACCGCACGCGCGATGTGATTCGCAATCATGGCATCGCCTCCGGCGCGGTGCAGACGCACGTCGATAACGTGATCGGTTCCGGGTTGCTCTTGAATGCGAAGCCGGACCGCCGTGCGCTCGGGATCAAGCCGGACGATGAGATGATGAACGGGGAAATCGACGAGTTGGAGGACTTGATCGAATCTAAGTTCGACGCTTGGGCAGAGGATTTGGGTTGCTATTGCGATGCCTCCCGACGTTCCCGGCTCTCCGCCATGTTTGCCCAAGCGTATCGTTCCTACCTCACGGCGTTCGAGATACTCGCGACGGCGGAATGGCTCCCCGGTCGCGGATCATCCTATGCCACGGCGATCCAGATGATCGACCCGGCGCGGCTCTCAAACCCCGTGGGGCGGATGGATGCGGAGCGGCTGCGCGCCGGGGTGGCGTTAGGTGCGATGGGTGAGCCGGTCGGGTATCACATTGCCTCGCGCGTTGATGCCGACTGGGCCTTCCTGACCAGCGCCCCGCGCTCCTGGCGCTACGTTCCGCGTGAGACACCATGGGGTCGCCCGATGGTGATCCACGTTTTCGACAACGATGATCCGGGGCAGTCACGGGGAAAGAATGGTATCGCATCGGTACTACTGAAGCACAAGATGCTCGACAAGTTCGAGAAGGCATCGTTGGAGGCCGCCGTTTTCAACGCGATGTATGCCGCCTACATCCAATCCTCGCTCGACTGGCCTTCAGTGGCTTCTGCCATCGGCGGTGGGAACGCGGACAACGATCCGACGCTCGCCTACATGCAGAACGTGAAGGGCTGGCACGAAAACTCGATGATTCGGTTCAACGGGTTGAGCATCCCGCACCTATTTCCGGGAGAGGAACTGAAGCACCTCACGCCGCAGCATCCGACGCCCGCATTCAACGCCTTCGAGGAAGCATCGCTCCGCTACCTCGCGGCGGGGTGGAACCTGACCTACGAACAGCTATCGCGGGACTACAGTAAGACGAATTACTCCTCCGGTCGCGCCGCGATGCTTGAGGCATGGCGCTTTTTCTCCGTCAAGCAATATCTCATCGGTGGCTGGTTCGCCACCCAAATTTATGCGCTGTGGCTGGAGGAGGCCATAGAGCGCGGAGAGGTGGTGCTGCCGGCTGGACTTCCGGGTTTTCTGGAAGCGAAAACGGCGTGGGCGACCTGCGATTGGATCGGACCGGGGAGAGGTCACGTTGATCCCTTGAAGGAAGCGAATGCAATCAAGGTTATGTTCTCCCTCGGCTTGACCACGATGGAGGAGCAGGCGGCGCTCGGCGGAAAGCGGTGGCGCGATCTGATAGACCAGCAGGCGCAGGAGAAGCGGTACGCGAAGCGGCGCGGAGTCACGCTTCCGGACCCGAACGCACCGACCCCGGTGGCGCAACCCCCGGATGCCCCGGAGGAACCGCGGCGGGAAGCGGAAGATGAAGCGGCCCGCGGCGCGGGCGGAAGGGGGGCGTGATGCCTTGCATGGAATGCGCGGATGGGAAATGGCGGTGGGGTGAGAACGGCGAATGCGCGTATAATTCGCTCGACGAGTGTGAACGCGCCCATCAGGTGCGGAGGAGAACCGGATGCGGAAGGTCGATCTCCCGGCGATAGCGCAAGGCGCACGGCGCGAAGGCGTTTCCTTCGACCTCCCGAAGTCCGCCGTCGCGCGCTGGAACCCCGCGATCCGTGCCGCCTCCTCGGAAGGGACGGTGGCGATAGATGTGCTTGATTTCATTGGTCCAGAGGAGTGGGGCGGCGTTTCCGCGAAAACGGTCTCCCGCGCGCTCGCGGCGACGAACGGCGGGGACGTCGTCGTCAACATCAACTCCCCTGGTGGGGATATGTTCGAGGGGATCGCGATCTACAACGTGCTGCGGCTCCACGCTGGGCGCGTTACGGTCCGCGTCTTAGGTCTAGCCGCTTCAGCCGCTTCGATCGTTGCGATGGCCGGGGACCGGATCGAGATCGGGCATGCGGCCTTCATGATGATTCACAACGTCTGGGTGCTCGCGATGGGCAACCGGAACGATCTCCGCGAGATCGCGGATTGGATCGAACCCTTCGACGAGGCGCTCGTCGCGCTTTACGCGACGCGGACTGGGAAGGGGAAAAAGGCGATCGAAGCGATGATGAACGCCGAGACCTGGTTCGGCGGTGACGCCGCGATCGAGGACGGGTTTGCAGACGCGCTGCTACCGGCGGATCTCGTGAAAGTGCGGAAGAAGGACGACGACGAGGATGACGATCCCTACGCGCTCGTCCGAAGGATTGACGCAAGTCTCTTGAAAGGCGGCGTCAAACGCGAGGAGCGCGTCGGACTTATGAATCAACTCCGGACCGTCTTGCGCGGGCCGGCCGTATCACCACTAAAGGAGAACCTCATGGACGCACCGAACAAACCCGCGGCGGACGCCGCGCCCGCCCCGGCGGCATCCCCAACCCCTCAACCCGCGGCGCCGGCGGCGCCTGTGGCCGCCCCGTCCGTTGATGCCCGAGCGCGGATCAAGGCGATTCTCGCGCTCGACGAAGCGAAGGGCCGTGAGCGGCTCGCGCAGACGCTAGCGCTGGAAACCGATAATTCGGTTGACTCGGCGAAGATGATCCTTGCCGCCAGCCCGAAGTCCTCGCGCCTAGACGATGCGATGACGCGGCACGCGCCGGGCATCCGTTCCGAGGATCAACCGGAGAAAGAACTTCCGCCTGTAGATTCGGCGGCGACCATCTACGCGAGGCGGAAAAAGGTGTTTGCCGACGCCGGTCGCGCGCGGGGCTAGAATAGCCGCGACGACGAGCGTTACCCATATTTCAGAACGAAAGGAGCACGAAGATGACCACGAAGACGGAAGTCCTCCCGCATGACGGGGGGTTCCTGATCAGCGAAGCGAACGGGTTTCTCTCCCGCGAGGAGGTGACGCTCGTCCAGGTCGCGGCGGCGAGCGTGAAAGCGGGCTCCGTCATGGGCCTGCGCGACGACGGGAAGTATCAGCAGATGGACCCGGCATCGTCCGAAGGCAACACGGCTGCGGCCGGCGTCCTCCTGAACGAGGTCGATGCGACGGCGGGCGATGCGAAGGGCGTCCTCATCCGTCGCTACGCGGAGGTCCGTGACGACGACCTCGTCTGGCTCTCAACGCTCTCGGCGGGACAGAAAGCGACGGGGATCGCAGCCCTGCTCGTCCTCGGAATTCAGACGCGGGTGGTCGGGACCACGGTCTCGACGCAGACCGACTGATCGCGTTAGCGCGAACCTAATCGAAAGGAGAAATGACTATGTTGGACGTATTCAAAGGCGACGCGTTCGGGATCGTGAGGTTGACCGACGCGATCAACAAGATGCCGTTCGTCCCCTCACGGGTCGGGCGGATGGGGCTCTTCGATGAGACGGGGATAGACACGCTTTACGTCGACATCGAGGAGAAGGAAGGGCGGCTCTACCTCGTGCCGAACAAGGCGCGGGGGGCACCGCCGACGCAGAACCAGAAGGCGGACCGCAGAATGCGGACGCTGAAGGTTCATCACCTCCCGGTGAGCGACGCGCTCTACGCGGACGAGATCCAGGGCGTTCGCGCCTTTGGTTCCGAGGACGCGATGGAGACGATCGGAACGAAGGTGAACGAGAAGATGCTCGCGATGGGCCAGTCAATCGAGGCCACGATCGAGTATCACCGTCTCGGCGCGATCAAGGGGACGATCCTCGATGCGGACGGGTCGACGACGCTCTACAACCTGTTCACCGAGTTCGGGATCACGGCGACGGCGGATGTCAACTTCGACTTCGGGCACAACGTCACCTCGCAGGGTTTCGGATCGGGCGAACTCCGGCAGAAGTGCGCTGGCGTCGTCCGCACGATGGCCGATTCGCTCGGGGCAGCCTCCATCCTGGGCGTCCACGCTCTCTGCGGGAACGAGTTCTTCGATCGCCTCCTGAAAGAGGCCGAGGTCCGCGAGTCCTACACCGGCGGGGGCGGGATGGCGCAGATCCTTCGGGAGCCGTACGTTTACCCGAATGGGCTCGCGATCTACGGCGCCTTCGAGTTCGGCGGGATCGTGTGGGAAAACTATCGCGGCTCCGTCGGATCGGTCACGTTCGTCGACCCGGAGGAGGCGCACATGTTCCCGATAGGCGTCCCGGGCCTCTTCCGCTGCGTCTACGGGCCGGCGCCGTATATCGAGACGGTGAACACGATCGGGAGGCCGATTTACGCGAAGATCACGCCCGATCCGAAGAACACGCACATCGACATTGATGTCCAGTCAAACCCGCTCTGCTACTGCACGCGTCCATCGGTTCTAATCAAGGGCGTGCAAGGCGGCTCGTAACCGACTGATTGAGGGACCGCTGGTGGTCGCGTTCGCGCGGCGGATGCCGGACTTCGACGAGGTCATATTCGGCCTCGTCGGAGAGGACGCGATCATCGGTGGGACTGAAGTTTCCGGGATTTTCCACAGGAGATACCGGGAGATCCAGCTCCAGGACGGTTCTATTGCGGGGCTTGATCTCTCGTTCGACTGCCAAGTGACGGATGAAGTGCTCGCGCTGGTGCGCGGAGACCTCGTCGTTTTCGAGGGGGAGAATTACCCCTTCATCCAGCCGTTCCCCGAGGGTGGGGATGAATCTGGGTTGATAATTTTGGAGTTAGGCCGGGCGCTGACGACCTGACATGCGCGCGCTCTCCGACTTGATCCACGCCCACGCCGGGCGTCCTGGAATGGCGATGGGCGGCGGCGTATCCCTTCCGGCGAACGTGGCGGCGGCTCCCGCGAACACGGTCTTCGCGAGCGCGAACCAGCACGGGGCATTCCTGCGGCGCTGCGATTACATCATCTGCTGCGACGACTTTTCCGTGAAGCGGTTCAAGCATCCAGACGGGCGCATGGTGCATCTGCGGGATTTGGGCACCCCGATCATATCGCCGCGACGCGGGGTGGCGGACTTTTGGATGACAAAGGCACCGATCAACAACAGCGGCATCACGGCCGCTTGGGTGCTCTGGGCGATGGGTTGCGCGCCGATCTTGCTCGCCGGTATGGACTGCTTCCTTGGCGGAACCTATTTCTACGACGCGAGGGCGAAATCAACGGGCACGCACCTGGCGCTTCCCCATCACTTGCACAAATGGCAGAAGCTCAAAGCGATGCTCCCCACCGCTCCCTTGCGCTCGATGGGCGGGCCGCTTGAGACGTTGTTCCCTGCCTACGACCCAGTCGAGGTATTCGCGCCACCGGCCGACAGAGCGCAGGTTGGGCGTGCGGTGCGCGGGATTATGGTCCGGGTGTTGAAGACTTGGCCGATAGGGCGCGTGCCGCTCGTCCCTGGGTTGATGGTTGAGGTGTCGGAGAACGAGCTTGCCATAGGATTGCACAAGCGGTTCATCGAGCGAGTGGCGGCATGACGACCGCCTACTGCTGTCTCAAGAAGCACGCAGACGCGCGGCATGACGTGTTCATGGCGGGGCTGCGCGCCGCTGGCTACGCGACAGAAGAGGGTTTCCCGCGGTGCCCGGTGCGGCCGGATGACATTATGATTATGTGGAACCGCAAAGGGGAATACGAGCGCCACGCCGATCTGTTTGAGGGCATGGGCGGGAAGGTGCTGGTGGCCGAGAATGGTTACATCGGGAAGGACGCAAATGGACATCAACATTACGCGCTTGCGATTCACGGCCACAATGGCAGCGGGCTCTGGTATTCCAACGGTCCCGACCGCTTCCGCGCGCTTGGCTTGGAACTGAAGCCGTGGCGCACCGATGGCCGCCACATCCTCGTCTGCCCAAATCGGTTCATCGCCCCGAAGTGGTTTCTCATGCCCTCTGACTGGGAACGCACGACGGTCGCCGCGCTTCGCCGGCTCACCGACCGACCGATACGGGTCCGACCGCATCCCGGGCATTGGAAGCGGCTCACGGAGCATCCGTCCATCGGTCTCGCGCGCGATCTGGAAAACGCCTGGGCCTGCGTGATCTGGTCCTCAAGCGCTGGGCTCCACGCGCTCGTGAACGGAATCCCGGTCATTCGCACCGGCCCGTTCTGGGTGGCCGCTGGTGCGGATGGAACGGACCTTGCCGCGATAGAGAACCCACCGATGCCGGACCGTGTTCCAGTGTTCGAGTGCATCGCGTGCGCGCAATGGTCGTTGGCTGAGATCGCATCCGGCCTACCATTCCGAGTTCTAAGGGGTGAACCGCTGTGCTAACCGTTCTTTGCGTACTACGCTCAGGCGGAGCCTACGACGAGACTTGGGTCCGGAAGCTCCGAGACGGCGTCGCGCGGAATCTCTCCGTCGCCCATCGCTTCGCGGCACTCTCCGACGTTGAGGTTCCCTGTGAGCGCATACCGCTCGTTCACGACTGGCCGGGATGGTGGTCGAAAATTGAGGCATTTCGTCCCGGAGTTGTGACGGACAAAACTCTATATCTTGACCTCGACACCGTGATCGTTGGCAACCTTGACCGCCTTGCCGAACTTCGCCATCCATTTGCGATGCTCCGCGGCTTTGGCCGACGTCACTATGTCGGCTCCGGCGTCATGTGGTTCGGTCGTCCGCAGGTCCATGTCTACGAACAATTCCTCGCTGGTCCCCCTGAGCGATTGATTGCGGAATATGCGGCGAATCCTGGACCGGGAGCGGGGCGGCATCGCGCGTTCAACGCCGCGAGGGGAGATCAGGCATATATTTTTGACGCTATGGGCGGGGACCGGAATATCGCGCGGCTGACCGATGATGTTCCCGGGATGATTCAGCTTTATGCGAAGCAGGTCCACGACATCGTCCCCAGCGGTTGCTCCGTCGTCTGCTTCAAGGGGAAGTCGAAGCCGAACGGGGGGATCGCTCACGCGTGGATGCGGGAGCACTGGCGGTGAGCGTTCGCTACGACCTGACCACGAGTTCCTGGGGAGCGGAAGAACTGGACGCGATCCGACGCGTCGTCGATTCCGGACGCTTCACGATGGGGGAGAACGTGCGGCTCTTCGAGGAGGAGTTCGCGGAGAAATTCGGTGTCCGCCATGCGCTTATGGTTTCCTCGGGGTCGGCGGCGAATCTTCTAGCCGTCGCCGCACTCTCACATCTGGCGATCGCGCCGCTCGCGCGCGGGGACGAGGTCATCGTCCCCGCGGTGTCGTGGGCTACGACTTATTACCCGCTCCAGCAGTACGGGCTCCGGCTTCGCTTCGTCGACGTAGAGTTGGAGACGATCAATATGGATATGTCGCGATTGAAGTACGCCCTGACCTCGCGTACTCGAGCCGTCGTCGCCGTGAGCATCCTCGGGAACCCCTGCGCGCTCGTCGCGCTCCGCGAGTTCTGCGACCAGCACGCGCTCTACCTCATCGAGGACAACTGCGAATCGATGGGTGCGAGCATCGACGGGAAGTTCGCGGGCACGTTCGGGGACGTCGGGACGTTCTCGACATTTTTCTCGCACCACATCTCGACTATGGAGGGCGGCGTGCTCGTCACGGACGACGTCGAGATCGATCACCTCGCGCGGTCTATGCGTGCCCACGGTTGGACCCGCGACCTCCCGCGAGACTCGAAGGTCTACGAGGCGGGCGGCGAGGATTTTTTCGAGGCGTATCGATTCATCCTCCCGGGGTATAACGTCCGCCCCCTGGAACTCTCCGGAGCGGTCGGGCGGGAGCAACTCCGGAAACTTGACGACTTCGTCGAAGCCCGTCGCGCGAATGCGCGGATCTTTCGGGCGCTCTTCTCTGGGGACGAGAGGTTCATAACCCAGCGCGAGAACGGTCGGAGTTCGTGGTTTTGCTTCACGATCATCCTCAACCCGAAGCTCGGCGTCGATCGGCGGGAGGTCCTCGCGGCGCTCCGCGAGGCGGAGATCGAGCACAGGATCATAACGGGTGGGAATTTCTTGCGCCACGACGTGATCCGGCACTTCGATTTCGAGGCGGTTGGTGAAATGACGAATGCGAACCTCGTCCACGACCGGGGGTTCTTCGTCGGGAACCATCCCCGGGACCTGAGGCCACAGCTAGAGCGGCTCCGCGAGGTCCTCGACCGCGTGGTCCACTGACGATGGAGGCGATCGTTCTCGCGGGAGGTCTCGGAACTCGGCTCCGGCCGTTCGTCCCGGATGTCCCGAAGCCGATGGCACCGATCGCTGGCCGGCCATTCATAGAGATACTCCTCGACCGCTGGATAGAAGAGGGTGTATCGCGATTCATCCTCTCCGTTGGTTATCGGAGCGAAGCGATTATGACTGGACTCGGCTCATCTCGCAGCGGCATTCCACTCTCCTACGCCTTCGAGAGCGTGCCGCTTGGTTCCGGTGGAGGGCTGCTTCACGCAGCCGGTTTTCTTGTGGGGCGCGGTCCGGTGCTCGTTCTCAACGGTGATACCTATCTCCAAGTCTCCCTCGCGGAACTCCTGGAGGCGCATCGCGCTGGTGGTGCCGATGCCTCCGTGGTCGCCGCTGGTGGGCTGGTGAATGCCGGAGTCTACCTCTTCGAGCGGGGGCTCCTTGATGAGGGGCGAACGTTCGCGGCCAGTTCTTCGACGCCCTTTTCTCTGGAGAGATTCCTTGAGGCGGCGGTCGATCGTGGGCGGCGGGTTCTTTCCTTCACCAGCGCCGGGTCATTCGTCGATATTGGGACCGCCGCGGGATACAACAAGGCGCACGCATTACTGATGGGGCGCACATGAGCGAGCGCATCCTCGTCACCGGCGGCGCTGGCTACCTCGGCTCGATCCTTGTTCCAGCGTTGCTCGATGCTGGCCATCGCGTAGTCGTCCTGGATCATTTCCGCTATCGGCAGAACTCGCTTGCTGCGCTCTGCCACAACCCGCGTTTTGACATCGTATGCGGCGACGTGCGCGTCGCGAGCGTCGTCGCGCCACTTCTTCGTCAGGCGGACATCGTTATCCCGCTCGCCGCCTTGGTCGGCGCCCCGCTCTGCGACCGCGATCCGGTCGGGGCGAGGACAACGAACCGCGACGCGATCCTGATGATGCTCGATGGGCTCGGGAGGGACCAGCTCGTCGTTATGCCGACGACGAACAGCGCGTATGGGAGCGGAGACGAGAACCACGAATGTACCGAGGCGTCCCCGCTCCGACCGATCTCGCTCTACGCTCGCGAGAAAGTCGAGGTCGAGCACGCGCTCATGGACCGTCCGGCGTCGATCTCCTTCCGGCTCGCGACCGTCTTCGGGATGTCTCCGCGCATGAGACTCGACCTGCTCGTGAACGACTTCGTCCACCGCGCCGTCGTTGATCGGGCGGTGGTGCTCTTCGAGGCCGGGTTCCGCCGGAATTACATACACGTTCGAGACGTCGCGCGCGCCTTCCTCCACGGGATCGAGAATCGGGAGCGGATGGTGGGCCAGATCTACAACGTCGGGCTTTCCGAGGCGAACCTCTCGAAGCGCGAGCTTTGCGCCGCGATCCGCAAGGAGATCCCGGCTTTCACGTTCGTCGAGGCAGCTGTCGGGAAGGACCCGGACCAGAGGGATTATGTAGTATCGAACGCGAAGATCGAGGCGACGGGCTATCGGACGATGGTCTCGCTTCGGGAAGGAATCCTCGAACTCGCGAAAGGTTGCGCGATGCTCTCGAACTCGCGCTACGGGAACGTATGATCATCACGCGCACGCCGTTCAGGGTCTCGTTCTTCGGGGGCGGGACGGACTACCCGGCGTGGTATCGCGAGCACGGCGGAGCGGTCGTCGCGGGGACCATTGATCGCTACTGCTACATCAGCCTCCGTCATCTCCCGCCGTTCTTCGAGCATCGCTATCGGATCGTCTACTCGAAGATCGAGAACGTGCGAGAGATCGAGGAGATCCAGCATCCCGCCATCCGAGCGGTTCTCGGGGTCAACGACTGTCGCGAGGGTCTTGAGATCCACCACGACGGGGACCTCCCGGCGCGATCCGGACTCGGATCGAGTTCGTCCTTCACGGTCGGCCTGATCAACGCGGTCGCCGCGTTGCGCGGTCGCTACATCTCGAAGGGGGACCTCGCGCGGCGGGCGATCGACATCGAGCAGAACGTGATCGGGGAGAACGTCGGCTCGCAGGACCAGATCTCGGCTGCCTTCGGCGGTCTGAACCGCATCGACTTCGCGAGGGACGGGAGCTTCGAGGTCGCTCCCGTCGTCCTCGGATCCCGCCGCCTCGTCGAACTGGAGGAGCATCTCATGCTCTGCTTCACCGGGTTCTCGCGCATCGCCTCCGAGGTCGCTCTTTCCACGATCGAGAACCTCGCGAAGCGTGGCGATGAACTCCGGGCGCTCCGCGCGATGGTTGACTCCGCGATCAAGATGCTCCAGGACGAGGCACGCCCGATTGAGGAGTTTGGCGAACTGCTCGCCGATGGCTGGGCGTTGAAGCGGCGGATCTCCGACCGCATCTCGACGCCGGAGATAGACGGCCTTTATGACGCGGCGCGGGCGGCGGGCGCGATCGGCGGGAAGCTCCTTGGCGCTGGCGGCGGCGGGTTCCTCCTTCTCTTCGTCCGTCCCGGCGAGCGCGAGGCGGTCCGCAGGACGCTCGGGTCGCTCGCCCAGGTCCCGTTCCGCTTCGAGAGCGGCGGGAGCCGCGTCGTCCTCTATCATCCTAACGGACTCTGATGGACCTTCTCCTTGTGAATCCCGATTCCTCTGCGGAATCGTACCAGGGGCTCGCGGATGACTACGCGGCGATCGAGACCCCGACTTGGTCTTTCCTCATCGCCGCCGCGCTTCGCCGCGAATTCGATATTGCGATCCTCGACCCGCGCGCGGAGCGGCTCGACGACGAGGCCGCCGTCGAACGGGTCCTCTATGCGCGCCCGCGTTACGTCTGCTTCGTCGTTTATGGTGGGAACCCGAATTCGGGGACGACGAACATGGCGGGCGCGGAGCGCCTCGCGCGGAAGATCCGGGAGCGGAGCGGGGTCTCGATCGCGTTCATCGGGTCGCATCCCTCCGCAGCCCCGGAGGAGACCGCCGCGCTCTCCTACGTGGATCACGTCTTGCCGGGGGACGGCATCGCCGCGCTGCGTGCGCTCCTGCGCGACGGCGCGCCGCCCGGCGTTCTCTGGGGCGAACCGACGCGCGATCTTCGCGGCCACGCGTGGGACCTCGTCCCGGACTTCACCGTATATCGCGCCCATTTCTGGCACGGCTACTTCGACCCATCGAGGACGGACCGCACGGCGGCGATCTATACCTCGCTGGGCTGCTCCTTCCGCTGCGACTTCTGCATGATAAATCTCGTCAACCGATCCTCGGCCAGCCAACTCGATGCCTCGGAGTCGAGCGGGATGCGCTTCTTCGACTCCGAGGTCGTCCTCGACGAGATGGAGTATCTCGCCTCTCGCGGAGTCCGGAATGTCCGGATCTCAGACGAGATGTTCTTTTTGAACCGACGACACTACGGGGCGATCGTCCGTGGCCTGATCGAGCGCGATCTCGGCCTTAACCTCTGGGCCTACGCCCGCGTCGACACGGTTCGGGCGGAGCACCTCGACGATTTCAAGCGCGCGGGTATCAACTGGCTCGCGCTCGGGATCGAGGCCGGCAACCAAAGCGTCCGGCGCGAGGCGTCGAAGGGGAACTTCGAGGACGCAGACGTCCGCTCGATCGTCTCCCAGATCCGCGCGGCGGGGATAAACGTCGTCGCGAACTTCATCCTCGGGCTTCCCGATGACGACGCCGCGTCGATGCGCGAGACCCTCGACCTCGCTCTTGAGCTTCGGACGGAGCACGCGAACTTCTACCCTTGCATGGCGCTTCCCGGCTCTCCCCTTTACCGGCGCGCGCGCGAGCGCGGGACGCCCCTCCCGTCGACCTGGTCCGGCTACGGCTTCCTCGCCTACGACTGTCTCCCCCTCCCGACCGCCTCGCTCTCCGCCGCCGAGGTGCTTCGCTTCCGCGACGAGGCGTGGATGACTTATTTCACAAACCCGGACTACCTCGCGGAGATCGACCGGAGGTTCGGAACGCGAGCCTCGATCGAGCGGCAGGCCCGGCTCGGTCTTCGGCGCGAGATCCTCGGGGACGCGAGATGACGGCTGCTGCGGAACGCCTCTCTGCGGTTGATCTCGTCGCGTTCGAGACCGAGGTGGCGAGGGTCTTCAACGCGGGGAGGATCTGCGCGCCGATTCATCTTCACGACGGGAACGAGGAGGCGCTCATAGAGATCTTCCGGCGCGAGGTCCGCGACGAGGACTGGGTCCTCTCAAGCTGGCGCTCCCACTACCACTGCCTCCTGAAGGGCGTCCCGCCCCCTGAACTCATGGCCGAGATCATGGCCGGTCGCTCGATCGCGCTGAACTTCCCGGAGCATCGCGTCGTCTCCTCCGCAATGGTCGGCGGCGTCCTCCCGATCGCGGTCGGGATCGCCTGGGCCGCGAAGCGCGCCGGGTCCGGCGAGCGCGTTTGGTGTTTCCTTGGCGACATGACCGCCGCGACCGGGATCGCCCACGAGAGCGCGGCTTACGCGCGGAATCATCGTCTTCCCATCGTCTTCGTCATCGAGGATAACGGCATCTCAGTCTGCACTCCGACCGACGCAGCGTGGGGCGGCCCCGCTCCCTCGCTCCTCTCCTCGCGGAACGTCAGGCGGTATCGCTACGTTTCCCGCTATCCGCATGCGGGAACAGGGAAACGGATCGAGTTCTAGCATGGAGACCTACCGCTCCGCTCTAAATCACGCGATGCTCGCGCTCGCCCGGGACCCGCGCGTCGTCTTCATGGGCCAGGCGGTCGCGAGCGCCGGGACGTTCATGACCGCGACCTTCGCGGGAATCTCCTCCGATCGTCTCGTCGAGCTTCCCGTCGCGGAGGAGTTCCAGCTCGGGATGGCGATCGGCGCCTCGCTCCGTGGCTTCGTTCCGGTCTGCGTCTACCCTCGGTGGAACTTCCTCCTCCTCGCCGCGAACCAGCTCGTCAACCACCTCGACAAATTCCCGACGATCTCGTTATGGCGACCGCAGGTCATCGTGCGGGTCGCGGTCGGGCCGACGCGACCGATTCACCCACAGGCGCAGCACGTCGGGGATTTCACCGAGGCGTTTCGCTCGATGCTCTCGACCGTCGTCGTCGAGACGCTCGCGACCCCGGAGACGGTCGGCCCCGCATACGCGCGGGCGCTCGGCCGCGCCGGATCCACGTTGCTAGTAGAATACGGTGACCTCTACCATGAGGAGCCGAGCGGTGCGTAGGGTCTTTTTGAATGAATACAATATCCGCATGGAGCAGTCGGCCTACCTCCCGATCGCAACCGGATTGCTCCGCGCCTACGCCGAGACGGTGCCGCAGATCAATGCGGCATATGAATTCGCGCCGTTCTTCTACCACATCGATTCCATGAGCAACATCCTCCCGCGTTACGACGCGCCGGACGTGGCGGCGTTTTCCGTGTCGATGTGGAACGAGCAGTTGAATCTGCGTGTGGCGGAGGAAGTGAAACTACGCTGGCCGCGTTGCCTCATCGTGTTCGGCGGGCCGCAAGTGCCACAGCACCCGCAGGAATACTTCGCTCGCCATCCCTTCATAGATGTCGCGGTGCGCGCCGAGGGTGAGGAAGCGTTCGCTAAAATTCTGCTGCGTAATCTTGAATCACGCGATTTCTCTGGGCTCGCTAACGTCGCATGGCGCGCTGACGATGGGGCGTGCATCCGCAACGAGGTCGAGGCGCATCAACCGAAAGACCTCGATATGTATCCCTCGCCATATCTCGAAGGGCTATATGACGAGATCATGGACGACTCGCGGCGGACGGGACTTCAACTCCAAGCTATCGTAGAAACCAATCGCGGCTGCCCATTTCCGTGCTCGTTCTGCTTGTCAGAGAACACTGTTATAATCACAAAATTAGGTCATAAGGTGATACAGGATGTTCGGTCCGGGGATTCGGTTCTTGGTTTTGATGAGAGGGCACAGATTCCGGTCTGGAACGCGGTCGAGCGTTCCGTTTTTACGGGTGTGCGGACGGTGGTTCGGATTCACGCCGGCGAGACGTATCTAGACGCGACAGCAGATCACAGGATTTACACGCGAGGCGGGTGGCGACGTGCCGAAGAAATCAAAATCGGGGACGAAATCTTGGAGACGAGAAATCTCCAAGCGCATGAAGGCGGACAACCCGATGAAGCGTCCGGAAGTGAGGGCGCGGCAGGCGGAAACTCTCAAGCAGAGTTACGCCAGTGGGAAGCACGTCCCGTTTATGAGCACGCCTCGCGGTCGAAAGATCATGAGCGAAACGGCGAGAGCCAAGCAATCCGGGCCGAACAATCCCATGAAGGACCCGGAGGTGGCGAGGCGCATGGGCGAGACTCGGCGCTTGCGACATTCGGCCAAGATTTCTGTTTACATGACGGCGAACAATCCGATGAGGAGTGCGGCGGCGCGCGAGAAGGCGCGCGTCGCGCTCAACGATCCGCAGACGAGGATGCGATACGAGGCGGCTATAAAGCTGTTCGAGGAGAAACACCCAAACGGTTTCGAGTCTCGTGTGCTGGCGTTTCTTCTGGAGAACAATTTGCCATTCCGATTCGTCGGGGACGGCTCTCTGTGGGTGGGACCATGCCTGTCCGGTACTTCCCGCAACCCGGACTTCGTGCATACGTCTCGCCCGCGCGTGATCTTGGCGCACGGCAAATATTGGCACCAGGACGCAGAGAAGGTGGAACGAGAACTAATGGACTACGCTGGCAAGGGCTGGGCCTGCTTCACGATTTGGGATTCGGATGCACTCAATTCCGCGCTGGCCGAAAGGCTCCGGGAGTTCGCTGGAGCAGGGTAACTAGCATCACCTCCGCTGGTGAGGCGAGGGTCTACGACCTTATAAACGCTGCTCCGCATCACAACTTTTTCGCTAACGGACTGCTGGCCCATAACTGCTACTGGGGACAAGGCGGACTCTCCCGAAAATATCGCTTTCACGGAATAGAAAGAGTCGCCAAAGAAATCGAATGGGCGGCCAGAAACAAGATCAAGTACCTGTTCAACGCAGATTCCAATTTCGGAATGCACAAGCGTGACGAGGAGATCGCACAGATACTCGTTGACGTGAAGCGCGAATACGGATTTCCAGAGAAGTTCCGGACCTGCTTCGGGAAGAACGCGGACGAACGCATCTACGGGATCGCGACGAAGTTGCACGCGGCGGACTTGGAGAAGGGGATCACATTGGCGTTGCAGAGCAATAATAAGGATGTCCTGAAGAACATCCAACGCCAGAACATCAAGCTCGAAACCTACAAGTCATTGCAGATCAAGTTCAATGAGGCGCATGTCCCGGTTTATTCCGAACTGATCCTTGGGTTGCCCGGCGAGACGTTCGAGACGTGGAAGACGGGCGTAGAGGAGATGCTGTCCGCCGGGTTGAAGAACCAGCTTTTCATCTACCTCTGCCAAATCTTTCCAAACACTGAGATGGCGAATCCGGAATACCAGAAACGATTCGGGATCGTGACGAAGCAAATCGAGTTAAACGAGATCCACGGCGCGCTTCGGACTGATGATCTCGTAACGGAGTTCGAGGACGTGATCGTGACCACGGACGCGATGCCACTTACGATGTGGCGCGATATGGTCCTTTTCTCCTGGCTGACGATGGTCCTTCATTCGCTCAAGGTCGGGTTCTTCGTCATGCTCTGGCTCGCGGATCGCCACGGCGTGACAGTAACCGACTTGATAGAGTATGTCATGAGGAACGGGCGAGATCACAGAACGTTCCGCCGGGAGATCGCTGAGTTCGACGGGCAAATCGAGCGGATCCTCGCGGGACGTGGGCGGGGTCGCCGCGTCGAGGGATACGCCCCGATCTACTGGGACGAGGAGGAGGCGAGCTTCCTCCGGATCGCCGAGGATCTCGACGCCTTCTACCTCGAACTGACTGAACTCGTCCGCGACGTTCTCTACTCGCGCGGGATCCAATTTGAGGACGAGGAACTCGTCGAGGTCATCTACTATCAGCGCCTCCGAATCCCGACGGCGGAGGACGAACCGATGAGGATCCACCGCTTCGAGCGGAATGTCCCGGAGTATTTCGATCGGCTCCTGACCTCGACTCCCATACCGCTTATCTTGGATTGTCAGACGATGACGGTTCACGCGCGGCGGTTTCCGGACCGCTCGCGGTTCGCCGTTGAGACATTGATGTGGGGCCGGAAGTCCGGGACGATCATGACGCGGGTTGAGTGGTTCGGTTGCGACATCAAGGAGGTTGCGTGAAGGCGGTATTCATCACCACGCGGACGAATGATGTAGACAGCGTGACGGGGGCTTGGGATTACTTCAATGAGCCGTCTGGGCGCGTGACGTTCAATCACATGAAACGGGTGAATGATGACCGTGTGCTGCGCGAGACGCAAGCCTTGACGCCACAGATCATCTTTTACATTGGATCGAACAATCTTGAAGGATCGCCGTCCCTTGGTGCGTTGAAGCGTCTGCGGTCGATAGCGCCATCCGTGAACATCTGCTTCGACGGTGGGGACGATGGCTGGCACGACATCTTGAAAGATTATGCGCGGGCCGGATGTTTCGACCTGCAAGTGACGATAGACGGCCGCAAGGATGCGCCCGTAGACTGGGTGATGCTCGCCCCCGTAAGCCCGTTACTCTTTGACGCGCCTGCGTCACGGCGGGACATCCGCTGCGGCTTTTCCGGGAATCTCGGTCTGACTGGCCCATCGCATTCCGTTCCGGTCGATCCGCGTGGCCGCATCCTGGCACCACTGGTCGCCTCCGGATTGGTCACGTTACGAGAAAGAAATGTGGCAGACGGGGCGGTGAGTTATCCCGAGCACGTCGCATTTATGCGCCAGTGTCGAATCATAATCAATACCTCATTTACCGGCTCCGGCGTGACGCATCATCTGAAGCAGCGCGTGATCGAGAGCGGATTCGCGGGATGCGCGTTGCTTGAGAGCGAAGGCTCCCCGATCGCGGACTGGTTTCCCGAAGGTTCGTATTTCATCTATCGGGACGCTGCGGAGGCGGAGCATCTGATCCGCACGCTTTCAGATGAGGTGATAGAGCAAAGCGCATGGATGAGGGAAGCGCACACGCGGCAGCATTACAACCCGCAAAAGCTATTTGGTGATGTGGTTACGCGAGCGATGGGTGGCCGGTGAAAGCCTTTTTCATCACTCCACCGACGAACGAGACGGATAAGCACTATGAGTCGTTCCTGTCCCTTCCGGGTAACGAAGTTCAACGCCACGTCTACTTCAACACGAAGCGGGCGGACTCTTATGAGAATGGCCGGCCGCGTGATGACCGGATGTTTTCCGCCGCGCTGTCCTACATGCCCGATGTCATCATCTACATCGGAGCTTGCGGTGACAATCTCCCAGAGCCTGGTATTCTCCGCAAACTCCGGGACCGCATCGCTCCTACCGTGCATCTCTGTTCCGACGCCGCCGATGACCCGTGGTGGCCGCTCCTAATGGAGTATGACCGAATAGGCGCGTTTTCCGTGCAGGTGGCGCTTGATGGAAACCCGGCGTGGCCACTCGCGGAGACGCAGATCACGGCGCTCACAACCTTGGACCCTAAGTGGTTCGCGCGCGATTTCCCACGGCACGCCGAGCGCCCCATCGGGTTCGGGTTTGCGGGCAACATAGGAGTCGTGCGCGCCGCGTTATTAGAGCGTGCTGCTACTTTCGGACTCCAATACCGGGAGCGTGACGGAGCGCGGAACAGTTACGCGGAGTATGTTGACTATCTGGGTCGATGCCGCATCGTGCTGAACTTCGCTCGCACCGGATCGCTGCGTCACATGCAGGTGAAGGGCCGCGTGATCGAAGCCGCCCTCGCGGGAGCGATGCTATTGGAGGAACGCGGGGCACCGACCTCCCACTGGTTCACGCCTGGGGTTGATTACCTTGAATACGGCTCGATGGAGGAGGCCGCTTCGATCCTCGCCGCGATCCATAATCGGCCGGTGGTGACCGAGGCGATCGCGGGTCGCCTGCGAGAGAAGGTGCGTGCCGATCATTCGCCCGCCGCATTCTGGCGTCGCGTAATGGAACGGATTCAAATCAAGGAGACCGTGTGAGAGGTTTTTTTCTGATCACGCCGACGAGCGAGACGCACAAGCACTACCAGTCCTTCGCCTGCCTCCCGGGCGCTGAGGTCGGGTACTACGTCTACAACCATCGGGTCGGCCAGGGTATCATTGGCGCGGCGCTCGACTCCGAGATCCGCGAGGCGGCGGTCCGTTTCCGTCCGGACTTCATCGTCTACGTCGGGGCGTGTGGCGGGAACACGCCCTCGGCGGAGTTGTTCAAGCGCCTGCGGGAGGAGATCGCGCCCACGGTCCACTTCTGTTCCGACGCCGCCGATGACCCGTGGTGGCCGCTGCTCGTAGACTACGAGCGCGCCGGGGCGTTCTCGCTCCAGGTTGCGCTCGACGGCGTCCGGGACTGGCCGCTGCGCGATACCGGGCTCTCCGCGCTTACCCCGATCGACCCGAACTTCTACGCCGCCGTGCCCGCTCCCCACGCCGAACGACCGATCGTTCTCGGGTTCGCAGGACAGATTGGGGCCAGGCGGAAGCGCCGGCACAACCCGGACGTTGATCCGCGTCTCGTCCTCGTCGAGCAACTCCAGCAGCATGGGCTTCAGATCAGACTACGCTCTGGTGGGCCAGAGAATTACCGCGAAGTCGCTGAGTTCCTTGGGCGCTGCCGCATGGTCCCGAACTTCGCCCACACGGGGTCGCGCCGGCATACGCACGTCAAAGGCCGGGTGGTCGAGACTGGGCTTGCCGGCGCGACCCTGATCGAACCGCGCGATTCACCGACCCGGACCTGGTTCGAGCCGGAAGTTGAGTTCCTAGAGTATGGGAGTATCGAGGAGGCGATCACCATCGTCGAGCGCCTCCGGGGCCGTCCAGAGGAGACGGAGGCTATGGGGGCTCGCCTGCGTGTCCGCCTGCTCCGGGAGCACGGGCTTGGCGCGTTCTGGGGCAGGATTTTCGACCGGATAGGGTTGGCGAATCCCATCCTGGGGGCGGCATGAGGGCTCTGATCACAGGCATCCGGGGCGCTGCGGGTAGTTACCTCGCGGAATACCTGGAGAGCATCGGGGATGAGGTCCACGGCATCGCGCGGTTGGAATGCGACTTGAATGACTTCGCCGCCGTGCGCCGTCGCTTGGAGGAGGTCCGTCCAGAGGTCATCTACCATCTTGCATCGAAGGCGGATGTTCGGCGTTCCTTTGACGAGCCGGCGCGGATGTATGGGAACAACACGGGGGGGACGATCAACCTCTTTGAAGCACTCCGGCTATTCGACCCCCCGCCGCGCGTCGTCATGTGCTCCTCCTCCGAGGTCTATGGCGACCCGGACGGTTCGCCGATCACGGAGTTATTCCCAATCTCGCGGCACACCAATCCCTACGCCTGCTCGAAGGCGGGGCAGGACTTGCTGGCGCAGATGTACGCGAGGTGCTACGGTATCCCGGTCATCATCACGCGTGCCTTTGGTTATATCAACCCGCGACGGCGCGACATCGCGTTATCCGCTTTTGCACGACAGATCGTAGAGATCGAGCGCGGGCAACGCAAGGAATTGATCCACGGAAACCTCGGTTCGGTTCGCACCTTTGCGGACGTGCGAGACATCGTGATTGCTTACGCGCTCGCGGGAAGCTTCCCGCCAGAACGATCAAAGCATCAAGTGCCGATTTATAATATCGGGTCGGAGGAGCCTATGACGGTGCAGGCGGGTCTTGAGATGATGATCGAGATGGCGCGCGTCCCGGTCCGCACGCGCGTTGATCCGGCGCTGATGCGCCCGCTCGATGTGCGGTCGCAGGTGCCGGATTGCTCCCGCTTCCGCGCTGCTACGGGATGGCATCCGCAGATTCCGCTCCATGAAAGCCTCTCATGGCTGCTCGATCACTACCGCGCGGAGGCGGACGTTGCCAGTATAAAGGCCGCGTCATGATGATGATCTCAATCCTCTGCGCCACCCGCGAACGGCCCGCTCGCTTCGAGGCGATGGTGGAGAGCGCGTTTCGCACGGCGTCCCATCCCGAGCGAGTCACCGTTCTCGCGCGCGTGGATCGAGATGATCCGAGACTTTCCGACTATGAGACGCTATCGGGGACTCTGCAAGGCGCGACTTTCGTTTGCGGAGAGAGCGGCTCGGTCATGGGGATGTTCAACGACCTCGCGGCCCGGGCCTCTGGAGACGTGCTTATGGCGTGCGCTGACGATGTGCTATTCCGCACCCCGGCCTGGGACCTCGCGGTGGAACGGGCGCTCGGGGATGGGTGTGCTGCGGTTGCGGTGCCAATGGACGGGGCGGAGGCGCGGAAAGGGCTGCGTTGCACCCACTTCTTTGTCACCCGCGCCTGGTTCGATTGCGTGGGGCATTTGGTCCATCCCACGTATGAGCACTTCTACGCAGACACGCACATCGCGGACATCGCGATGCGGGCCAACCGCTTGATCTGGCTGCGCGACGTGCTAGTGGAGCACATGCACCCGAACAACGGCAAAGCGCCCCGCGACCTGACCTATTCCGCGAAACGTGTGGGGCCGAAGGGCCGGCGGGCGAGCGACCGGGACCAAGAGCGTTATACGGCGCTGTCTGATGAGCGGCGGGCGGTTGCAGAGCGGATAAGGGGGGGCGCACATGGCTAACCATCTTCGCACTCAGTTGAGGGATGCAGTGACCGCCGCGCTTACCGCTGCGCTTCCGCCCTCTGCCGGCGAGGTGTTCCCTTTCCGCGTGTGGCCTATAGATCCGGCGGACCTGCCGTTGGTTGCGGTCGCAACGCCGGGCGATGATGCCTCGCGCGCGAGCCCGGACGCGGACCCTGATGACCCGGAGACGATGGAGCGAACCGTTGACCTGCGCGTGACGGCCTACGCCACGGCTTCCGAGGCGACGCTTGACGCGACGCTCGACGCGATCTCGCGCGAGGTCGAGGTCATCCTCGGGTCCGGCGCGACGGTAGGGGGTAAAATAGTCAAGCTCGATTATCAGGGCGCGGTCCTAGCCTACGAAGGCGGGGACCAGCCCTACGGGTCGGTGCAGATGCGGTGGTTTGCGGAGCTTATCCATACGGCGGATGCGCCGGATGTTCTCATAGCGTAGTGAAAGGAGATCACAATGGCGGCAGAAAAAGGCAGGGCGATCGTGGTGAAACGGAACGGCGTGGCCATCGCCGGGGTGCGAACGAAGAGCGTGGCGATCAACGCAGAGCCGATCGACGTAACCGACGACGATTCTGGGGGCTGGGCCACCAAGCTCGATGCGGCGGCGGAGCAGTCCGTCAACATCTCGGTCTCTGGTATCGCGTTGAACTACACGCTGCTGACCGAGGCGATCGGGGACCCGGACGCGGATAAGGTGGCGGAGACAACCTTTCTCTATTCCGACGGTTCGCAGATCGAGGGCCAGTTCTTCCTCGCGAGCTACACGGAGACGGGTGAATACAACGGCGCCAAGACGTTTGAATGCGAATTTCAATCAACCGGCGCCGTCACCTATCATCAGCCGACGTGATGTATGGCTGACATATTCTCGGAGGTTAAGCTCCAATGGGGCGGGGCGGATTACATCGTCCCGCCGAACGATGTGATGCGCGTCATTGCGATCATCGAGAACCACATTTCGCTCGGTGATTTGGAGCGATGGTCGCGCACCAACTCCGTCCCACTCGGCCGTCTTTCTATGGCCTACGGTGCGGTCCTCCGGTTCGCCGGGGCGCGTGTTTCCGATCCCGAGATCTACGCTTCGATGTTCAAGAGCGGCGAGATGGGCGAGCGCATCGCGCGGGCAATCGGTGACTTGCTGCTCCTGATGATCCCACCGGATGCGGCGAAGGAGGCGGCCGCGGGAAAACCCGGCGCGGCGGTGGTGGCGGCTCCATCGTCGAAGCCGCGTACAAAGCCGCGGTCGGTTGGGGGCTGAAGCCGGAGGAGTTCTGGCGGCTGCACCCAGTCGAATTCTGGTGGCAGGTCGCGGCGCGGCGGCCGGTGAAGATGTATGGGTCGCTGACGGAGGATGACGTAGAGGAGTTGTGGTCCGACATGAACGAGCGCGGCATGTTCGATAAGGCGGCCTGACGATGGCCCTCAGCTCCGGGAACCCCGACATCCGCGTAAAGATGTCGCCACAGGGACTTTCAGAAGTCCTTGGGGCGCTCGGCGCCGTGAAGCATGCCACCGTCGCGATGGCGACGATTGGCGGTCCCGTTCTTCTAATCGCGCACACCCTGGAGGCCATTGACGCGCAACTGAAGCTCGCGCGCACGCTCGGGGCATCGAGCCGGGGGCTTGAAACGCTACAGCGCGCGGCGGGCCTCGCGGGGGTGGAGAAGGAAAAGCTCGCGCAGGCCACATCGAACCTCGACGTGCTGCTCGGCAAAGCGTTGCAGGGCGAGGACAAGGCCACCGAAGCCTTCGACCGTCTAGGGCTCTCGGTGCGTGAGATTTCCAAGCTCGACGTTGACCAGCGCATCGAGGCCATAAACAACGCGCTGCTCCGCAACGTGCCGGCGGCGGAACGTGCGGCGGTGGCCGCTGAAATCTTCGGGAAGAAGATGCGCGGCGTCATCGGCCTGATCGACGCCGACGCATTGGCGACCGCACGCGAAGAAGTCGAAGCTCTCGGGCTTGCAGTCTCCGAGGTTGACGCGACGACGATCGAGCGGGCGCGGGATCAGTTCTCATCGCTCTCGGAAGCGGCGCGCGGAGCTGCTAATCGGATTGCGGTCGCGCTTGCGCCGGTCTTGGATGATGTGTCGCAGCGACTGCGAAAGATGGCGATTGACTCGCGCGGGTTCGAGAATGAGATACGCTTCGCGCTTGATGTTGCGGTGCGCTTCGCTGGTCTACTGGCGAATGCGTTTCGGGGACTTGAGATCATCGCGACTGGCGTCAAACTCGGGTGGCAGGAAATTTCCGTAGTCATCCTAGAGGCGCTCGGTTCAATCGCCCCGACAATCACGCGCATGGTGAACGGCGCGATTGATGCCCTTAATTTTCTCATCCGCGCGTTCAACAAGATACCGGGAATAGATGTGATATTCCCGATCGAGGAGATCAACCGGCTAATCGACCGCGACGTGGCTGGCGCGTTCGAGCGCATGGCGGAAACCGCGCGGGCGGGGGTCACGGAGACGCGCGCTGAACTTGAGCAGCTTGCGAATGCGCCGCTACCAAGCGAAGAATTAAAACTCTGGCTCGCAGAGGTCACGGCGGCTTCGGCAAAGGCTTCCGAAGAGGTCGTGAAGGCACGCAAAGCGATGGCAGGGGGCGGTGGTGAGGGGCGCGGCGCGATTGATCCGGAATCACAACGTCGGCTCGATAAGCTGCGTGAATCGCTTATGTCCGAGGCGGACGCGGAGCGCGTGGCGCATGAGGCGCGGCTACGGGAGATCAAGGAGTTTCAGCGCAAGAAACTCATCACGCAAACCGAATTCGACCAACTCATACTCCTCGAAGCCGTGAAGCATCAGGAGAACCTCGCGAAGATTCAGGAGAAGCAGGACGCGGTGTGGCAGAAGGTCAGGGACCAGCGCGCGGCGGATCTCGTCAATCTTCAGGACTATGCGTTGGTCGAGGAGGAATTGGAGGCCGTGCGCCACCAGCGGAGACTTGAACAACTCGTTGCCGCCGCCGAAGAAACGAACATGAAAGAGGAGGAATACCGACGGCTGCGCGAGGACTTGGAATTGAAGCATCAGGCTGCTTTGGGAGACATCGCGGCGCAGGGGGGGCTAAAAATGCGGCGGATCGCGGCGATGAGTCAGAGCGCGCAATTCATGGAACTCGGCGGGGCGTTTACGAACATGCTCGCAGCCTACGGGGCATATAACGATAAGTTCGCGCGCGCGGCGCGGATTGCCGGGGCGACGCAAGCGTTCATTGCGACGATGGTCGGTGCGGCGGAGTCGCTCAAGCTCGGGTGGCCGATGGGCGTCATCGCTGCGTTTCAGATGCTCGCCACTGGGTTCGGGTTCATCGCCGCGATCAAATCGGGGAGCGGCGGCGCGGTAGGCGGGACGGCATCCGTGACGCCGACGGGGCAGCTCGCGGAACCGGCTACGCAGCCGCTTGGCGGCGGGAACCGGGGGACGAGCCAGACGACGGTCGTTCAATTGATCGGTGAGACGTTCGGCAGGAAACAAGTCCGGGAATTGCTTGAGCGCATCAATGAGAACAATCGTGATGGCGGCCGCCTGGTTTTAGCGTGATCATCTATCCCGCATCCTTCCCCGCCGCCGCGCTCGCCGCCGGAGAACCGTTGACGCACCCGCGAATCCTGTGGCAGAACCTCGCGCGCGATCTCCTCGCCTCCGCGATCTCCGCTTCGAGCGAGACGGACGCCGGACCGCGCGACGCGCCGGCCCGACCTGACACGGTCGAGTTCTGGGAGCCCGTCGCCCTCCCCGCGACGTGGCAGATCGACCTTGGGGCGGACCACGACGTTAACGCCATCGGGATCGCGGCGCACACGCTCGGGACCTCCGGCGTCACGGTCGAGGTCTCTGCTGGGCTCGCGACGGACATCGACACGGACGAGAACCTCCCGGCGTTTTCCGAGGCGACGGTCCCGAGCGACGACTCTCCGATTCTTTTCCTCGATGAACTGCGCTCGATCCGCCACGTCAAGATCACGCTCGACGCGGACAATTCTAATTCCCTGCCACCACGCATCGCTGTAATCTACATCGGCGAGGCGTTGACGATGCAGCGTCCGATCTACGGTGGGCACACGCCGATCACGCTCTCACGTCAAACGGAACTCCACCAGGCGCTCTCGCGAGGGGGCCAGTTCCTCGGGCAGAGTTTCCGCCGTCACGGCCTCGTGGGCGCTGTTGCCTTCCGCAACCTCACCGCCGCTTGGATACGCTCGGACCTCGATCTCTTCGTCCAATCCGCACGGCGATACCCCTACTTTTTCGGCTGGCGTCCGCAGACCTTCCCGGCGGAACTCGCCTATGTCTGGACGCAGGAGGACATACATCCCTCGAACATGGGTATCAAGGACCTGATGTCCGTGTCGTGGAACATGACCGGGATCGACAATGGCTGAATGGGGCCGCGAGACGATCCAAATTTTTGAAGTGGATCAACCGCTATGCACGCGTATATACGGCGATGGCGTGGGTCTTCTTACCGTCGATGCTGCGGAGTTTGATGGTAGCGAGTATTTCTCGCGTGGCGCGGGGCTCACGGGAGCGGCGGACGGAAAGACCGGAGTCTTCTCCGGTTGGTTCTATCTCACTTCGGGGGGCGGGGTCCAATATCTGTTATGCGAGGGTGTTTTCGGCGGTGTTCGTTTCGAGATTTTTCGTTTTTCGTCGCCGAGATACTTCGTCGTTCGGGGACGGAATTCAGCCGGGACCGAGATTCTCATCGCAGTGACGACTAACGTCGATTATATCGCTGGAACGGGTCCGTGGCATCTTCTCGTCTCTTGGGATCTGGCGAACGCGAAATGCCATATTTACGTCAATGATGTCGATGTCTTCGACTCTTTTACAGCTACGCTCACGGACGATTCGATCGACCATACGGTTCCGGACGTTCAGGTCGGGGCGGCGACCGAAAACGGGAACGCGAAGTTCGAGGGTGAGATGTCCGAGTTCTACTTCGCTCCGAATCAATACCTCGACTTTTCCGTAGAGGCGAATCGGAGGAAATTTATCTCAGCGAACGGTTTTCCGGTTGGGCTCGGCTCCGACGGCTCTACGCCGACCGGAATTGCTCCGCTGATCTATTTTCATCTTAATGATAATCAAGAAACCCCAACTGATTTCGGACTCGTCAATAAGGGAACAGGCGGGAACTTTTTGTATAACGGAGGCGGCGCGATCACGACCGGGACTCACAGCCCGAGCGACGGACGGGGAGAATGTCAGGCCATCCTCGGTATCACGGGCGAGCGGAAATGCTACAACACGCGCGTCACCTGTCAGGACCCTGCGGCCTACAATCCGGGGACGCTCACGCTCCGGTTCGCGCGGCCGCAGGGCGGGCTCCTCGCTTACGGGAACGTGATCCCATCGCTCGCCGGGATCGAGACGACGCCGAGTGCGATCAACCTCGCGGCGATGGACGCGGGCGCGGCGCCGCTCGGGCAGCGCGAGGTCGTGAACGTCCGGCTCTCGGATCATCAACACAGCGATCACCTCGTTGACAAATATCGCTTGGAGCGGCCTACGGGCGAGGCGACGACCGAGACGAACGGGGAATTCGATCCCTACGAGCGCGGGACCTTCTGGGGGAAGTGGCTTGCGCGAAACCCGTACCATTCCGCCTATCGCTGCCGCGTCCGCGAAGGATATGTCGGGGACGCGCTCATCGATATGCGCGTGCGGAATTACATCATCGACCGCATTCAGGGACCGGCGGGCGGCGCGGTGACGATCGTTGCGAAAGATTTGTTCTCGATTATTGAGGTGCGCAAGGCGGTCGCGCCGCGCGCCTCTCAGGGCGAGCTGGCTGCGGACCTTACTGGGTCACCGGGAACATTCTCGGTCTCCCCGACGGGAGTCGGCGACCTCGATGAGACGGAGGGCGGCTACGCGTCGATCACTTCAGGGGTGGCGGGCCACGTCGCGATCGGCGACGAGGTGATCGAGGTGACGCGCTCGGGCGACACGTTCACGGTCGTCGTGCGCGGCGCACTCGGGACAGGGGCGGAAGACCACGAAGAGGAGGACCTCGTCCAGATCGTCCTCCGCTATTCCGCGGCTCATTTTCAAGACATCATCTACGATCTTCTGACGAACTATTCCTCTGTCGACCCAGCGACGATCGCTCTCTCCGACTGGGACGGCGCCGGCTCCGAGATCACGACGCTCTACACGGGGCGGATCGGGGAGCCGACGCCGGTCAGCGATCTCATCGGGGAACTTTCGGAGCAGGCCGGGGTGACGTTCTGGCATGACGTTGCCACCGATCAGATCAGGCTTGCGGCGCTCCGTCCGCGCGTCCCGACCGTCACTGTCGACGACGACGCATGGATCATCGAGGGCTCGCTCCAAACGAGGCGACAAGACTCGCGGCGCGTCTCCCAGGTCTGGGTCTATTACGGCATCAAGAGCCCGGTCGCGAAGCTCGACGACCGGAGGAATTATCATTCCCGAGTCGTCATCCACGATGCCGAGGCCGAGGCGCTCTACGGGTCGCCGGGAATCCGCGAAGCATTCTCGCGCTGGATCCCGCAATTCGGGAGAACGGCGGCGCTTGATACCGGGAATCGTCTGCTCGCGATGTTCCGCGATCCGCCGACCGAGGTAGAGTTCGCGCTCGACGCGAGCCGCGAGGGGGAACTGGACCTTGCGGAATTCTTTAACCTCCAGACGGCGGAGATCCAGGACGACACGGGGGCGGAGAAGTCGACGACAATGGCGGTGGTCGAGATCGAGCGCGGGGAGAATAAGATCCGCGTCCGGGCGCAGGGCGTCGCGTTCTTTAGCGGGAGCGGGACGGGCGGGGGCGGGGGCGGAGAGGGCGAGGGCGAGCGCATCATCTACATCGAGAACGACGTTTTCAACCTCAACCTCCGGACGGTCCATGACTCGCTCTATCTTCCGCCTGTCGGTGGCTCTCCCGGCGAGACGGTCCGCTTCATCGTACTCCCCGGCTTCACGGTTGGATCGACCTCGACCGCCTCGCCCGCGCTGCGAACGGGAGCATGGCCTGCGGGAGTCACGCTTATTGTCGAGAATCGCGGGCGCGTGCAGGGGAAAGGTGGAAATGGTTTCTCGGCTGGCTTTCCTCTTACAAATCCAGAAGCGGGCGGTGATGCATTGCTCGTCGAATACGTTTTATACATTGAAAACGCAGAAGGTCAACTTTGGGGAGGTGGAGGTGGGGGTGGTGCCGAGTATTTTGGCGGGATTGGTGGTGGCGGTGGCGGTGGTGCTGGGACGGCTGTGGGTAGCGGCGGCCATTCTTGGTTGGCTGGACCGGTAGATAATGGATACGCAGGCGATGGAACCTCCGAAGCGGGCGGGCTCGGAAAGGATGCTGGTAGTGGAGAAGGAGCAGATGGAGGTGGCCCCGGATTGCCAGGGGAAAATCCGCCCCATGATTTTCTATGGCTCGATGGCGGTGCTGCTGGAAAATATATTAACGGCAACGCCCTCGTCACTTGGGTCTCGACGGGGGACCGTCGCGGGGGCGTGGCGTGATTCGGATCGTCGCATCGCTGCTCCTCGCGATCCTCTCTGCCCCGGCGCTCTCCGAGCCGTGGGACCGCGCCGACCTCGCGCTCGGCGGCGTCGCGGTCTCCGCGCTCGTCGTCGATTGGGGGCAAACGCGCTACATCGCGAAGCACCCGGAGCGGTATCGCGAGACGAATCCAATCCTCGGTGATCATCCCTCGGTCGGGCGCGTCAATGCTTACTTCGCTGGGTCTATCCTCGCGACCGCGCTGATCGCGGACTGGTTCCGGCCGATGAATCGGAAGCTCTTCCTCGGGGCGGTCGCCGCAGTAGAGATCGCGGTGACGAACCGAAACCGCAGCCTTGGGGTTAAACTATCGTTTTGATCGGAGAGACACATGATGACGATCGCGCTCTATCTCGCCGCCGGATACCTCCTCGCGCTCTCGACCTGGACGTTCTACCTCGCCGCGATGTCCTTGATCGAGCATCGCGCGACGCTCCACCCGATCGCGAAAGCGAACGCCTACGTCGTCATCGCGCTCGGGCTCGCGCTCGACCTTGCGTGGAACCTCGTCTCCTCCGTCCTGCTCTTGGACCTGCCACGGGAGTTGCTCTTCACGACGAAGCTCAAACGCCTCAAGGCCGGTGGCGGGCGGCGCGGCGCGGTCGCCGCGTGGGTCTGCGAGCATGCGCTCAATCAGTTCGATCCCAAGGGAAGACATTGCTAATGATCAATGGACCAATAGGACAATGGCTCGCGGAGCGCGTAGTGGAGTGGCGCGAGAACTGGCACCATGCTCTCGCCGCCGGCGCGTTCATACGGCACACCCTGCCGATGCAGGAGTGGATCAGGATAGGGGTGGTCGCCTTGGTGACCGCGGTTGCCACCTCACAGGTATCTCTCGCGGAACTTAAAACAGAAGTCAAGGCGCTCAAGAGTGAGCGAGAGATAATAGTGAAAAACCGCGATTCACAGTTGGCTGATGTGAAGCTCCGTGAAGCCGAGCGAGACAGGAAGATTGACATCCTTCTGCAAAAAGTCGCCGCGATTGAGGCGAGGATCAAGTGACAAAGGAGCATGACGATGGCTGAAGAACTCCCGAAGAACCAGGATGAAGTCGAGATCGACGTAAAAAATCAGAAGCTCCGCATCCGTGGCTCAGACGTTCTCGGCATCCTACAACTGGTGCTGATCTCGTTATTGGCATACGGCGGTTGGAAGCACGACGTTGACGCAGCCGATAACAACAAGGCCGTCCAAGCAGTCAAGGAGCAGACCCAGGTGCAGCGCGACAGTCTGAACGCGCAGCGCGAGGCCAACTGTCTCAACCGGCTCACGGCGGAGCAGCGGAAGCAGCCGAAGGAACTGGAGTTCTGTAGGGAGTTAGGGAAGGGTAGGTGAAACTCCTCCTACAACGCCGGTTCAGTGAGCCGGATTGGATGACCGGCTCGTTGTCCGTGGACGGAATCTATTTCTGTCGAACGCTTGAGGACGAACTGCGCGCGGTGAAAGTGTCGAACGAGACGGCGATCCCCGCTGGCACCTACAAAGTAGTGTTGGAGAACTCGCCAAAGTTCGGCCCTGACACGATTACGCTGACGGACGTTCCGGGCTTTACCTATGTCCGCATCCATTCCGTTCGCAACGACGATGACACTAGCGGTTGTATTGGGGTCGGCGATCAGGTAAATGAGGCGCTCGGAACGATCAGCGGCGGAATCGCTCGCGGCATCCAAGCCGGGTTACAGCAACGGGTCAAGCTCGCCCTAGATCACGGCGATCCCGTGTCGATTGAAATCCTCAACGCTCGGGGGGCGCGGTTCGTGGATTCGGGGGAACTGGTGACGGCATGATCGAACTCCTTCTCGGGAATTGGCAGCGTATTGTCATATACGGTTTGGTGATCTTGATGGCGCTCGGAACGGCGGCTGGCTTGGGTTACCATCGGGGCGTCAAAAAGCTCTGGGATTATCAGGTCGAACAGGCCAAGGCTGCGGTCAAGATCATCACCAAGATCGAGAAAGTGAAGGAGATCGTGCGCGAAGTGCATGTGAAGCGCGAGATCGAAATCAGAGAAGTCGTGACGATCATCGAGAAGGAGGCACCCCATGTCCCGGTTCGTGCTGCTTGCAACATTACTGCTGGCTGGATGCGGTTCCATGATTACGGCGCCGCTGGTGAAGATC